TGTACCCACCAACCTTCATAGCGTAGTTCAAACTTTGTTTTAACGTATTGGAGGACTTTGTTATAAGTGGGCTTGGGGTCGATGGTGTAAGTGTAGCAATTAAAGTCTACCAATACCCTGTCATTCAAAGGATTTGGAAAAGATACATTTGGGTTGTCCCGCTTTAAGAGAGACTCACTATATTTTCTAGGTACTCCGTCTGTAAGTTTTAGTATATTCATGATGCTACCCCCGATGCCATTCCGTACAATGTGCTATTTACTTTCCAGATAACTATAATATGTTCGTTAGTTGTGTCTAATGTTGGAGCCGATCCACCGACCCATTCCATCGTAGGCCAAGTGGCAGTGTATGCAGTTCCGTCATCGATATGCAAAGTGATCGACTCGCCGTCTACTAGAGAATCTGTAAACGTAACTGCTCCTGAAAATGTCAGCCTCTGAATCGTTCCGTTGGCTGGATCTAAAGCAGTTGATCCCGTGACGCTCGTTGTATTGACGGCCAGCTCTATAATCTCGCCATTGATGTCAATAGATCCAACGGTTATAGAGTTAGTCGTCGTTGCTCCACGTCCTGTCACGCTGTCCAGCGTATCGGACTCGGCGGTGAGGTATGTTCCGAGATCGGATATGTCGCTTTCGGTGATCGGATCGACCGTAATAGCTTGCCCTGCGATGCTAAGATAGGTTCCAGACCCAGTAAGCGTTACATTTGTGCTGTTGTCCGTACCAGCGGCATCTACTCCCAGTGTAGTCCTTGCCGTAGCTGCGTCAGCATCGTCAATCAGACTAGCTCCAAACGTGCTTATAGTTGTGCTGGCTGGCAGAGATAGCGTTTTGATGTCGGCGTCCACCTCTGAATCCATCAAGGCTCCAGCCGCTTGAACATTAGCCGTATCGGTTACGTCCGCCCCAGCTTCGATACCTGCTAGTTTGCTTATGTCAGCAGCAGTCGTGAATTTCTTAGTGGTCGCAGCATCGGATATATCATCCGCATCTAGTACCACTGCTCCTGTCTGTGTATTTACGCTGTCAACCGCGTTGACTTCTGCGCCTGCGGAAATTCCGTCTAACTTGGTTTTGTCTCCGTCTTGAAACGCCCCCTCGCTTGGCTGAAGCTGATAGGAGGACAAGTCTTGGTCGCCAGTGTTAGTCCCGCTAGTGTTTGATAAAGTGCTTAAATCACTTGCTGTAACAAATTTATGACTCGTTGAAGTGTCATCAATGTCATCAGCATCTAAAACAACAACTCCGGTTTGAGCGTTTACGGAGTCGACGGTATTTACCTCGGCCCCTGCTGCAATTCCATCGAGTTTTGATTCGTCTGCGTCCGTAAACGGATTAGCGTCCGCGCTTGTTATTAGCGCAATTCCATCGGCGGTTGCATCCGTGATGTCCGCAGCGGCTGGATTTGTTCCAGCGGCTGGCTTCGCTTCCAAGACAAAATCTGAACCGGCTGACCGATAAACCAAGATGTCGCCATCGCTAGGCGATCCAACTGAACTATTTACGTCAGTCCCCTGTATGCTTGTTGCATCGCCGCTGCTGCTGTTAGCGTCCACATAAGCTTTGACGCTTTGCTGGGTCGGCACCTTTGTGGCGTCGTTGCTGGACATACTATCCTCGTCGAGAACCCACGAATTCCCGCTCACATCCGTGTCGGTATTCATGGTGGCTCCAGCAGCGTTTACGTTCGTCGCATCGGTAACATCTGCGGAAGCCTCGATGCCATCGAGCTTCGTGAGCTGGGCAGACGTTGCGAATTTGTGAGTGGTAGACGTGTCGTCAATATCGTCAGCGTCTAGGGTAACCGATCCGGTTTGCGAATTGACCGAATCCACTGCATTGACTTCCGCACCAGTCGCGATGCCCGAGAGCTTAGTTTTTTCAGCGTCTGTATAGGCGTTTGTATCGCTGTTCGACTCATAGGACGTTTTAACGCTGCTAGCGTTGTCCGTAATAACGGTGCCAATCGCCGCAGTAGATGCAGCATTTGAACTATTGCCAATAAAGATTTTATTTTCATTTAGATTAGGTGTATCGTTTGATCTACCTGCCCCGCCGACTTTTATTGATCCAGCGGATGCGTGGACTCGTTGAACTTTTCCGATATTCTGAACGAGGTTTGATTCTCCGGTCGGCTTCGTTGCCGAAAGCGTTCCGGTTCCGTTTACGTATAAGGTATCGCCTAGCGTAAAGGCTGACGTGTCGATGCTAGAAAGCGTTCCGAATGTAATAATCTGCACCGACGCATTTTGCGAAACCGTTGAACCAGCCAAGCCAAAACAAGGCATGGTCGCCGCATTAGAAGAATCCGCTTTGCTAACAATTGCAAGATTTCCGCTAACTCCAGAAACGTAAACCGCATTTCCTTTAGTTAGATCCTCGCCAGCCTTTGCGCTAAATCGGACAGCACCTTCAAGGTCGCCAATAAACTCAACCGCCGTCGCGTTCCCTGTCAGCGTAAGTGATGCGTGATTGACGGCATCGGTGTCGCCTACGCCTAAATTATCTCGAGCCGCCGAGTTGCTGGCCGACTGCATAAATGTATGGATGTCGCTACTGACTGTGATGTCGCTCATGGCTGCAAATATTTGTTTCCCGAAGGAGTTAAGTAAAAATTAATGCCATTGGGCTGGAGATAAAAATCTGAGGCGAGAGCATATAGCCTATTGGCTATTATTTTTATAACTCCAGATCTGTGAGATCTCCTGACCCCCTCGATTTCCCACCGATAGTCCAGATACTCTACTTGGTCTTTTATACTGCCACTAAAATGCCTAGCCTTTATTTCTACTTTATGCAAAGGTCTGTGCTTCTTTGATACCAGCGATTCACCATCGGTATAATGCCTCGCTCTGCCAAATACAGACGATCCTTGGGTGAATGTTTCAGATAGCTCGCCATATGAATTAAGCGAACTTCCCCTGGTGAATATTTTAAATCGCTGATTCATTGTTGTCTAATGGCTTTAACTATTAGCCACTGGCGTAATTGATGCCCTGCTGGTTCGACACTTTCTATAGTTAGCCGCCCATCGTCGTACTGAATCTCATAGTTCTCATCTAACCAGCTATTAAAGCGAGTCTTGAACTTATAAGCATCCATACTCTTTACTGATTCGCTATCTTTCACTTCATCCATCTTTATTTCCATTTCTTGTGCCCAGATAGATTTGTATAGCGAAGTAGTTAGCTCGGATTCCCCATAGCTGTTTACAGATTCGCTTTTAGCATAAACCTGGAGCCTAGAGGATAGCATTAGTAGAGTATGGCTTTATTGGTCGATAGGAGATTTAAGACCGCTGGGGTCCAGTCTATTTTGACTGTATTTAAGTGGCTCGAGCTAGCCGACCTGTTATCATATAGATCGGTCAAAAGCATTAGCATGGCCTGTTTTATGGATGCAGGAACGCTAGCCGCATCTGCATATCCAGACGAGAAGGCGATCCTAACCGCGTCGGGCCTATCGTATGTTTCCGGATAAGTCTGATCGGTTTTTTTAGCAATTACTGCTGGCTCTGTATAATCATTGACCAGGTAGTAGCTGCTAGAAAGAGTTTGAAGAGCGTTGTCCAAGTCATAATACTGTATAGAGGACAAACTACTATATGGCGGTTTAGGTAATTCTATTTCGTCACTAAACTCGCTTACGGCTAATTCAAAGCTCTGGGGCATTAAAGCCCGATTTGTGAATGACTCTACCTGCTCGCGAACTACTGTTATTGCCGTAGTAATCCAAGTGTCATCGTCGGTGAAATCCGACTCTACGCGGAGTTGGGCCTTAGCCTCTGACAATGTTATAGGTTCACTGCTTGGGCCTGTAGTGGTTTTGTAGCTGTAGTAGATAGGCATTTTATATAAGAGGAGATACCTCCCCGACTCGTGAAGTCTCCACTGATTAAATTATTAGACCATTGAGAACGGGGAGGCTTATATTACCTCTGGGCTTTTAGACTTCCTGGCTCGCGGGGTTTTAACCTCCACGGCCCATCCGTTTTTGACCCATTGTTTGCCAGTGGCAGCGGCTACCTGGTAGGTCTCCCCAACCCGATAGCCACTGCCTTTTGTAGCAAAACTTTTTATTGCTTTAATTTGCAATCTTAGGAAGCAGCTCCGTGAGTGAAAGAAGTGAAGGCTTCGTTCAGAATTACCTTCGCGTCGTTTCTCGTGCTGAACTTGTAGCCAACCTGGCCGTTTGCTGCATAGAGTTCGTTAAGCTTCTGAGCAGATACGCCAGCACGATCAGCAATCGTGTAGTAAGACATATCTCCAAAGATAACACTCTTTGCGTCAACCGCTGGAGCAGTAGCCTGAGTCGAGACGATAACGGGGCGACCCAAAATCGTGTCGGGCTGACCTGCTTGCAGA